CCAGTACAACGTCGATCTTTTTCTTTGTTTTGATTTCGTATTCTTTGATATAGCTGCGCAGGTCGTTGGCGTTTTTGCCTGTGGGCATGTACTTGACCTGTATGGCACCTGATCGCTTGCCAATCATACGCACTTTCATTTCCACGTCATCAATGCTTTTGAAAATGTCTCTGCTAGGGATGTCAGTGACCATACTGTCGATACGCATACTAACTAGATTTTCGCTGAGTTCGAAACTCAAGTACAGCACGTTCAAGCCCAGCAACGCCCAGTTAACACCTAGGTTGGCCAAGAACAAACTCTTGCCTGCACCCGATCCACCTGCAAAGATATTGAGTTCGCCTCTGTTGAATCCGCCAAACAGTTTCTTGTCCAGTGTAGGCCAGCCTGTGCTGATCTGTCCGTTCTTGTCTTTGATTGCGCTCAAGCGTTCTCTTGGATCACGCCAGTAGTCTGTGCCCAGGTCTTTTTGCAAACCAATCTGTACAGCACGTTTGATCAAGTCTTCCACTGGACCGTATTCGCCCTTTTCCAGCAGGTCTGCGCTTTTTAAGATTGCTGCTTCCAGTGCTCTGTGTCTGCTGAATGTTTCAAACTCCTGCAACAACCAGTCATAATGGTTTTCCTCTAGAACTCCCGGGTCCTTTAACCCTGCGTGTGTTGCTGCATTAACAATGTCAAAGGTGGGCATGGCATTGTGTTCAGTGACATATTCATTTATGAATTTTGCAGTATCCGACAGCCGGCGATCAAATGTGCTGGAATCAAACACACTCTGGCAGCGAACAAATGTTTCTGCATCTGTAAGCATCATTTCTAGATATAGCTTTTGTATGTCGTAACCGTAGTCAGTGTTTTGTCTTGTTGCCATTTTTTATTTGTCTCACGTTTGTTGTTGCTTTTAAACTACCACAATTTTCACAATATATTATTGTAATACAGTATGTATGTGTGTCAATCTCAATTTCTTTAATGTGTTCTACTATGTTTACTTTTTCGCAGCAGCCTTGCACACACGTACTCCATACAACTTTTCAAACTCTTCAGCATCCTTTTCAGTATTAACTATCGGTTTTCCTTTGATATTTAAACTAGTGTTTAACAGTATAGGGCAACCGGTTTCTTCATACCAACGTTCCAGTAAACGTCTAAATCCTGGGTTATCTTTTGCAGAAACTGTTTGTACCCTTGCAGTACCATCGCCGTGAACAACTGCTGGTAGATTGGGGTCTGTACAAACGCTGGTGTATTGCATGTAAGGGCCTGTGGGTCCTTGGAAGTAGTCGTTGACATGCTCGGCAAGTATTGCTGGAGCAAATGGTCTAAACTTTTGTCTGCGCTTGATCTTGTTAACTCGGTCCTTGATATCAATGCCTCTAGGATCAGCAAGCAGGCTTCTGTTACCAAGAGCCCTTGGACCAAACTCAGCAGCGCCGTTAGCAACACCAACAATACCTGTAGTAAGTAGTTCATGCAATGCTTCTTCTACAGGATAGTCACCTTCAATTGTGTGACCCAAATACGGACCCGGCCACTTTATGTGTTGATTATAATGTGCAAGAGGTGCACCTATCGCTGACCCGGCATCGCCCGGATTGGGCATGATCCATATGTTGTCGAAATAATTGTATGCTATGCCGTTGGCACTACAGTTTAGCGCACACCCTCCTGTGAGAACTAGGTTCTTAGAAGGAACAACAGTGGATGCATATTGCAACACCCAATTGAAAATGTTTTCATAAACTCGTTGGGCGCCAGCAGCTATATCAAAATAATCCTGTTCTGTTTCAAGATCAGGTCGCCAGTTCTGGCACCCCCGATGTAAATTTTGATTAACGTGTACCAGCGCCTCGGGCAACCAGTGCTGCTGTGGATCGTTTAATTCTATAAAGTGATCCTGTATACTGCGATACAATCTATCTGGGTCACCGTATGCTGCCATACCCATAAGAATGTATTCGTCTTCTTGTGGTTTTAATCCAACTCGTTGTGTGAGTGCCGAATACCATAATCCTACCGAGTGCGGGTACGATTGTGTGTAGACTTTTTCGAGTCGATTGGCTCGTGCTTGCCAGATACTAAGAGTTGCAAATTCTCCAATACTGTCGATACTAACAATGCAGGCTTCACTAAAAGGACTAGTATAATACCCGGCAGCAGCATGGGAATGATGATGATCAACATACTTAATAGGAGCATGTATTCCATAAGAGTTAAGGTAATGTTTAATGTTGTTTTCACGTAACCGAATTCCTTGGCCTGCTCTAAACTGTCTAAGAGTTTTAAGTAAAGGCCTTTCGTACCAAATAATTTCATCTGGTTCTCCATACTTTTTAGCTTCTGAAATTAACTCGGCATTTAAATGAGGATCATTCTTAATGCCACTGTAGCGTTCAGCATGACTTGCAAACAGTAATTTTAAATGTTTTCGAGTGCCGTTGCCTTTACCCGAACATTTAAAAACTGCCAATGCAGCATCATGACTGTTTGCACTTATTCCCCAAACTATCATGTATTACTACTTATCCTGTAAAAACTTGAATTTCATTTGTATATAAATGGGTCTTTTTTGCGTAACTCTTTTAAACGTTTTCTAAAACGAATTTCTTCTGCGATACGGCGGTAAGGCCATGTAACGATATTAATTATCCAAACCATCTTTTTGCTTTTAACCTTATTTTTAATGGGCTGCTTTCAGCAGCACTTACAATGCTATACAGTGTATATAGTCTTCCGTACTTGGCTACAGCATCACTTATGTCGTTGATTTCAAGATCCCAGTCTGGCATACTAACACCCCAGCCTCGGTCAATAGCTTGTTCAATTAACTTGCTACCGGCTTTGTCTCTATCAGGAACAACATATATGTCTTTGCCTAGCCTATTTAACAACAATGCCTGAGCATCATTTATTTCACTTCCTAGTAACGCACACCCTTCAATTTGTATAGCATCAATTGGTCCTTCACACACCAACGTAAACACTTTTTGAGGGCGTTGCTCATCTAACCCATACACAAATCCAGGCTGTGATTCTGTAAGATACTTCGGTTGCTTGTCTGGGTTTACACTACGACTGCTCCAACCAACAACACGATTTTCGTAGAAGAAAGGTATGATAAGTCGTTCTCTGTAAGCAAGACTAGGAGACCAATAATAGTCTGTGTCGTCAAGTTTTAGATTGCGTTGTCCCATGTAATCTACAACCTTTAAAAACTGTTCAAACGCTAAACAGTTTTCATTGTAGTCGGGTATGTCTCTAAGACGAACAGCATCATCCGGTAACGGTACTGTTGTAAACGTCGGCATCTCGATAGAATGTTTTTGAACTTCTACACCTTCGTTGATGCGCATAACATCTAGTGCAAGTTTTGTAATTTCGTTATCAGGTGCGTTAAGCCATTCTAATAATTTTTTAAATTTATGACTTAGGTTGCGTCCAGGCTGCCAGCTTGCCTTGAAACCACAGTTGAAACAGTGATAGCTGATAACTTCGCCTTCGGTGATTAATCCACCTCTTGCTCTAGTGTCTACGTTCTCTCCGTTGTGTACACAGCAGGGAGCATTAAAACTCACCCAACCGCTTGGGGTAGTTTTGCGCTTTGCAGGCAAGTACACATTCAGAAGATCAGACACGATGCTCATATTGTATATATTAGCACCGTAGTAGTGTTAAGTCAATTAGTTTCTAACTAATATTTTGGTAATTTTATCAGCAGGATCGGCACTTGCTTTGAATCGCAAATATGTAAACACACCATTAAAGTTTGCAGGCACAGGCTCAGATTCGGTGCCGTCAAATGTTAATGTGCTAACAGTTGTCCAATTGTTGAGTCCGGAAATTTGATTGTCTAGTGTTGCTTGTACTTCAACAGTTCCTACAAATTCATTTGTATATACTGCAACAGTGTGCAACGCTTCGTTGCCATTTAACCCCGGTGATGCAGTAATTTTGGTTGCGTCTGTACTGCCAGCTACCCAATAGTCATCTTCTTCTACAAAGGAAGCAAGCTCTTGCGCAGACTTTGGTCCTGGATATGATCGAGAATCTATATAAATTATTCCCATACTATCAAAGTTTCTATTTGAATAGGTTACTTGTCTTTGTCCATCTGTGGCTTCAAGATAAATGTTAAACGAAATATACTGTTGCTGTATGTTAAGCAAGTCGTTTTCTGTTATTTCAACTTCAAACATTCCGCGAGTTTCAGTTGTAGAGTCGTCAGTGACTGTACATGATCGTTCTATAATCTTTGATTGATTTTCATCAAATGCTACAAACACTGGACTATCTTCTATCGTTACTGGTTTTTGATCTGCATTTAATAATCTGAATTGTATGGTATTATCAATACCTTTGTAAACTTTTATTGTTCTACTATACACTGGTCTAAACTCCGTAACGAATCCAGCATCATTTGATACTACAATTATTCTGTCGTTGACTAAATATCTGGGTACTAATTGCATGCCGGATCCTAATATAAAGTATTTATTGTAAATGTTATTAAAAGATATAGAAGCTCAGTTTCCTTACATCAGCGTTGTTGCATATGGCGGCAACGAATATGTCGGAATCATTTCAAACCAAGATCAATATGTTACAACAATGTTTGTTTATACTAATTTAAAAAATAATGAGCATAAACGGTTGTTGGTTGATTTAGGAGAAATATGGTGGTGGGAATCAAACAGAATGATACCTATCAACATTTTTCTTAGAAAAGAAATTGAGTCGTTACGCTACTGTATGATAACAATGAACAGCAAGGATGTAAAATTAGTAATAGGACCGTGTGTTAATATTAACAACTTAGCAATTAAAAGAGTAAAACGTAAAAGTGTTCAGCTTATAAAAAAAATTAGATAGCGTGTTCACAAATTAAATTTAAATGTACTATTACTGCAAACGCATAAGAAATTGCGTGAGCCTTTTTAAAGTAATACTGGTTACCATCGGGTTTAGTCCAGGCTTCGTTTTTAATTTTTTCCCAGCCGGTGTTTAGCAAATATCTTTTTGCTGGTCTAATAATTGCCAGCGCACATGCTAATTCTTCAACATCACTTGGCTTTAGTATTCTTAAAATATCACCGTGACCAGATACGTGAAACAACTGATCCACTACTTCGTTGTGCTGTAATAATTCCCACAGCGGTTCTTTATTCAATAACTCAGTTAAGTGCTCTTCGTCGTTAACATCTTTGTAAATGTTAACGTTCAAAAAGTCTATCTTAAAGTATCCTCTATCCTCAGCAATCTTGTAGTCAATGGTTGCAATGTTGTCTATTGGATTGTGTGGTACAGGCGTAACATAGATACCAGTGTTGTGCTTCTTGCCGGTTTCGAGTGCTGCTACGTGATGTTGTAGCTTGGATAAAATTGCAGTTCTGTCTGCAAAGTCAATATCAATATCCATTATAGATTTGCTTCCTTTGCAATGTTTTTAACCAGCTCTACATCTTTAGGTTGACGATTAAATCTCAGTGCCCAGTGTTGTGGATTTAAAATATTTGTCAACATGTTAAGTTGTTCATCGTTGAGCTTGCCTAAAACTTCTTTGCCTGACTTGCAATTAAGAACTAGCCACGGAGATATTTTTCCATCTCTAATGTCCCATGTAATTCGGTTTATACTGGCGTATAAGAAGTAATGATTCCAGACGCTGTTGTGTTCTTCTGCCCATTCAACCATTGTGTTTACAGATCTCTCTAGTGCAGTTTCTACACCCTCTTTGTTGATAAGATTGACAGCGTATTTTTCATACAAGTCGTCTCTGCACCAATGATCGAGTTTAACACCGCTGGTTACTACATAGTCAATGTACTTGTCAGGATACAGCGGTCTTACATTGTTAACAAAGCTACCGAACTTAACAAACGCATTGTACAGCGACGATCTAGCAAACTCGCTGTAAGTCTTTTCAGTCTTGTGCCCAGTGCTTAACTTATAAAAGCGTTGAAACGCATAAAACCCAAGTTGTACACGTTTCTCGTTTTTTTGTAAGTGCCTGCTTTTTTGTTCACAGACGTGAACTAGCAATGTCTGTTCTTTGCTAAAACTTTTATTACAATATTCGCATGTATGTGATTTAGAAGTCAACCTTGTCGTACCCGTGTTCTTCGGCAAGTTGTTTAAGTTCTTTTTTTGTAGATATTCTAGCAAGTAGTTCGGCCTCATCATATTTCATTGTTGGATATATTTCTAGTAAAAATTTTATAGCTTTATTGCTTGTGTCTTTTTTACGCTCAAGTTTAATCCATGGATGGAATTCTTTTTTTCCAGTTTTTCCTGCTATACAAAGTAGCATCCACTGTAGCTTAGGATGTGACGAAAGTGTAGCCCAGTCCTTGTTATAAAGCAAGTTTACTTTGTATAACAGCATTTCTTGTTTTCTACGATCGCCGTTTACACTACTAATGTATCTATTTAGATTCCACAAGTCGCCTTTGATTTCTTTACGCTCGTCGTCGTTTGCTTCGTCCCATGCAGACTTTGCACCGTGATCAATTGCTGGCATCATTTCTTTAAATAGATCGATATGTTTATTTGCCATTTTTATGATGCCACGCGATTAGGTCTTCAGGAGTGTTAATTTCGATTCCGTTGAAGTCAACCTCTACTACACCAACCTTAATACCGTTTTGTATCCAACGTAGTTGTTCAAGAGCTTCGATGTCTTCTTCTGGAAATTTGGTACTATTTTTATACATAACTTTTGCTTCTCTGTTGTATCCATAAACACCCAAGTGATGATCACCATACATAAGACTTGCTCTACAAAACCAATGAGCTCTTCCTCTAGTGTGTATCATTTTAACAGTGTTTGGATCATTTCGCAAGTTAAAATCCATTGTAGTATATGCAGTTGATACATCGCTGTGTTGCAACTGCGATTCGACAGCACGTATAATTTCTGTAGTAATGTCGGGCATGTCGCCTTGAACATTTATGTAACGATCGTATTGCAAGTCTCTATCAATAACCTGCATACAACGGTCTGTACCATTTTCTGCATCATTTGTAAAAATTACATCACTGTAAGGTATTTGATGTGCAATTCGACGCTCATCGGTTAACACGTAGGTATCTAATCCTGTTGCTTTGCACTTATCATATACGTGCCGAACAAGAGGTACTCCGTTCAACCCAGCAAGCATTTTAGCCGGAAATCGAGAACTACTAAATCTTGCTGGTATAAGAATAGCTGTAGTCATAACCAAGTATACCCCCTTGCTGCATCACCGATTACTTTAATTTGTTTTACAACATCTTCAAAGTCTTTTAAATGCAACATGTTTGGTCCGTCGCTAGGTGCATTATCTGGATCAGGATGAACTTCTAAAAAGAAATTTTTAATTCCTAAAGCACTAGCTGCACGAGCCAAGCCAGGGACATAAGAACGATTGCCATCGCTACTAGTTCCACGGCCGCCTGGCTTTTGTACACTGTGCGTGGCGTCGAAAACAATAGGTACATCAAAATTATCGAGCATATAATTAAGGCCGGTGAAATCAACAACCAAGGTATTATATCCAAAGCTAGTTCCCCTTTCGGTTATCCATATTTCTTTAGCATCTGTACACTTACTTAGTATTCCAGCTACGTCCCATGGTGCAAGAAACTGTCCTTTTTTAATATTGACAATTTTTCCTGTATTACACGCTGCTATAATAAGATCAGTTTGCCTGCACAAAAATGCTGGTATCTGTATCACATCTACTACATCCTTAACATGAAACACGTGGTTTTGATCGTGAACGTCTGTTAGAATTTTTAATCCTAGTTCTTCCTTTAGTACACGGAAATCGTGTATAGTTGAAGACAGCCCTACTCCACGTTTGCCATTGATGCTTGTACGATTAGCTTTGTCAAATGATGCTTTGAAATAATATTCAAATCCATACTGATCGCAAACACGCTTGCACTCGAGTGCAATTTCTTTACTTTGCTCCAAGCTCTCGTGCTGACAAGGTCCTGCTATAATTTTCATTTTATTTTCCATTTTTTATAAGATAATATATGTCAAGAGTTTTGTCAAGTTGTTTTCTAAGAGTAGGATTTTTGTCTGCTAAACTGAATAATTCTTTCCAACTATCATAACTCAAATAACCTTGTGCTATAGCAATTTCTTCAGCACTACCACCGATTATCCAACGTCCTGCATATAAACTTTTTTTCGGTTCATCTCTAAAACGTGCATATGTTACACTGTTGGCTTGTTCATATATCAATGACTCACCAATCAATTCAACTAAATCGGGACGGTCTATTAACATTATAGAGTTTGTACCTTGTTTGCACGCCATTGTTGAAAGTCTAGTTCTTCGAATACTATGTCTTCACGAACGTACCATGTTTCGTATGGTAGCCAAGACTTTTTACAAAATACATCTCTAACAGCAACTTTATATCCGTGCTTCTTTAAAAAGTCGGTTGCTTGTTCGTTAAAGGTTGTATCAGGGAAATTATACCAATCGTGTTCAAATGTAATACATTCAAACTCAACGCCTTGATTGATTACACGCTGTAAAGCTGCATATGTGTTATTAGGCGGTTCAATGTCACAGCTCAAATATCCAACCTTAGTATTCATTCCTTGTTCGCGAATTGCTGCAAGGTAATCAAATGTAAGTGCGTTTTTAAAATAACAAGGATTGTTTCTTGATGATGTGTCCCATGCATTGTTCCACTTGTCGTTTAGTTCAATACTAAATCCTTTCCATCCGTGATTGGAATCTAGATTGAATGTGTTATTGATGCGTCTCGGATGACTGCCGCCGATTTCAATATAGGTTTTATTTTTGCAAACTTCTAATGCAAATAAATCTTGTCCTGCTTGTGCTTCGGACTTTCCACGTAAAGGATTTTTTTTCATTCTCTCATACCATTGAACACTGTTCTTTTTAACTTGCTGTTGTCGTGATTTATACTTTTGATCAGATCAAAGTCAAGCTCTAGTTTATCTAGCAATGCAGCTATAGCTTGTGTATCTTTAGGTAAACACATGCCACCGTACCCTCGCAAACTTGGATTTACATCTAAATACATGTCTGTTGCTTTTCCGGTTTTAATATAAGCATTTTTGATAGTTGTATAATCACAATTTAATTTATCACATATTTCATACATTACATTGGCAAACGTAACACGCAATGCTGCATATACGTTGTTGTAATATTTTAGCACTTCTGCTTCACTAGGAGTTAAGTGTTCTGTATGCTGAGGTAAGTCTCCGTGCGCCCGAACAACTTTTCTATATACCCAAATGTCGTGTGTGCCTACTGCAAGTAGTTTGTGATTATGAATAAAATCATCTGTTGCACAACGTTCTCTTAAAAACTCTGGAACAAAGCAAATAGTCAAACTTTTAAATTTGTCTATCATGTGCTGTGTAAATCCTGGCTCAACTGTGCTGCGTATTGCAATAATACCTTTATACTCGTGGGTGCCGAGTTCTGCAATTACACTTTCGATTATGCTTGTATCGCAACTGCCATCTGCAGACTGCGGAGTAGGAACACAAACAAATACAATTTCGCTGTTTATAACATCTTGTATTTTTGTATTATGCTTGATGTCATGTCCGATTACTTCGTGGTTTAAATGTTCAAACCCTTGCTTGTTTGCTGTGCCAACTGCACCTAGTCCTACTATACCTATTCTCATTATAAACTTTCTATTGTTTTCTTTAAACCAATTTCCAAAGGAGTATAATTGTTGAATCCTGTTAATTGTTTTACTAGTGTAGTGTCAGGACATCTACGTTTTGCACTGCCTTTGGGTGCATCCATTATTTCAAGTCGGGTAGGATCAACATCCATTAACTTCATAATAACTTTTGCTACTGTACTTATTTTTATTTCTTCTTGTCTGCCAACGTTGACAATGTGTCCACTATGATTTTTTATAAGATTATGTGTCATAGTAATTGCGTCATCAATATAACAAAAACTTCTAGTATCATCGCCTTTGATGTAATACTCGCCATTCTTGACTCTATCTACAAACTCACTGATAAAATGATCGTGCTGTCTCGGTCCATATATGTTAAAATACCGTATGATCAACCACGGTGCACCGCAGTTGGCAATCAAGTTTTCTCCTAGTGCTTTTGGAATGCTATAACTCCATCGTGGATTTGTAATGTCATTAAACATAACAGGCACTTGCTCGTCAGTAGGAACTGGATAGTAACCGGCATCTATTGTTCCATTAAAAATTTCACAAGTGCTTGTAAACACAATTTTAGTATCTGTGTTCTGGTATCTATGTACTAGATTAAATGTCGGTAGAGTATTATTTGTTGCAACCTCTGTAGGTTGTTCATAAAACAATCGTGTTCCGTTTGTTGCAGCCATGTGTATTAGTACGTCACAATCAGGACTGTTGTATGCAACCCTAGGGTTGCATAAATCTTCACCAGACCGCTTATCAAACGTTTTTATAACCGAAACGTCAGGATCATTGTTTGCATATTCTAAATAATGACTGCCAATGAATCCGTTGTGTCCAGTTAGCACGATTTTCATTTTTTAGTTTTCCTTGCCAATGCTTTTGCAAAAAACTGATTTCTGTTTTCTTTTCTGTCGCCTTTGTAGTGGCACATGTATCCAGCAAATCTTGTATCAAAGTGTGCTTTGTTTAGATCTTTAGGACTTATGTTTTCGCCTACTATTTTTCCTTCAGCTTCTAATTTTTCTCGACAAGCATCAAACACATGACAGTCTAATTGTGCTGACAGATTATAGATTTCGTCTGTGCTGTAATACCACTCCCACAAATCAAAAAACTCTTTTTGATAAGGGTTTGTCATATCAAAACTTAACCATCCTGTTTCGGTGTATCTGTCAGGGCGTCCTAGATAGCTTACAAACTTACCTGCTGGTAAATGACTGCGCAAGTATTTTTCTGTTAACGGTTTGATAATTTCAGTGTCAGCATCTAACCAAATCAATTGATCCGTTGTACAGTTTCTAGCAGCATGTACTATGCAGTAACTTTTATGACTGAATCTTATTGCGTCTTTTAGAAAACCTTTTGTACCTTCAGGAACAACACGATGACTATTACGTTTTTTAAATTCTAAAAGACCCGGTGCATGTTCTGCAAGATTTAAGTTGAACCAGTTTCCGTTTGGTTCAAATTTAGGACTATCAGTATAAATTACAACTTTAACATTGTCGTCAATGTGTTCTACTAAACTATCTAAAAAATATTTTGCATATGTATTGTAACCAGTATCGCTAAAGGTTGTTATTAGTGTTGTACTCATGTCTTACTACCAATTGACCTTCTAACGATATCGTCATGATTAAATTCAGCCCAGTAAAGTTCAAATGCTACGCCATCTTCAAGTCCTTCAAACTGATGTACCTTGCCTGGCTTGACCATTGCAAATTGTCCACCGTGAAGAATTGTTTCGTCAACTAATCCGTTTTGATCCTCATCTTGCCAAACACGAATTAACATCTTTCCGTGTTCTACATAAAATCCGTTCCATTTGTACTTGTGATAGTGCTCGCTGCATTTGTATCCTGCATTAAATGCAATGCGATGAAACTCTAATGCACCGTTTCCAAAAATAAAATCTGTAGTACCCCAAACTTTTCCTGCTCTTATTGACATTGTTTTTCTCCTTATAATAATTTACCAAAATCTATAATTTCGCTTTGTCTGTTTATATCTTTTACAAAATATGCACATAGCGGATTGTGTTTGTCTTCTAACGGTACAGCAAGTAACTGTCCGTTGCGCATCTTAGGAAAATACCATTTAACATCGTTGTAAAAATTTATAATTTCTATTGTGCTAAATTTTGGTAACGATCCTGTTAGCGGATTAAAAAGAAATGCTTCAAACCCACGATCGTTTAAACTTGTAAGTGGTAGTACTTCTAGATCGCTGCCAGCATCGCTGCATCCTACAGCAATGCACCAGTCTAAAGGCATTGTAATCTCTCGGTTGTTAATTGATAAAACAATTGCCGGGCTATTAAAAGATTCTAAAAAAATTAAAGGATTAAAAAAGAAATCAGGATCTACCGGATTACTATTATCTAATACAGCAAATCTAACAGGTTCTTCTACGCTATCAGGTAAAGAATTTAGAGAGTAAGAATTATTTTCTAGTGTTAATATTTTCATTTTTCATTCCAGTCAACCTTTTCTAATGTAAACGGGTACTGCGCCTCTTTGTAAAATTTCTTACGCTCGGTAAGGTGCCGCTTCGCATACTTGCACGTTGATGTCAAGTCCCATATTTGTACGAAGTCTTTGTCTTTTGCCTTTCTAACGCCTCTACCGATTGATTGAATTACTCTTACAAAACTTTTACCAGGTTCAAGCAACACGAGATTAAAAATGCGTGGAATGTTAAGTCCGACCGCAGCAACACCATACGTAGCAATAATTACTTCGTTTGTGCCTTCGCGAATTGTGTCGTATGTTTCTTTTCTGTCTTTTACTTTAACAGCACCACTGACAAAAGTACTGTTTGGTATGAGTTTTTGTAGCTCTTCACCTGCTGATATTCTATCTACAAGTATTAGAGTATTGCCTGATTGTTTTACTGTGTTTAGTAGTTTGCCTATATATTCTAATCGTTCTTTGTTTGTGACTAGATACTTTAATTCATCTTGATAACCTCTGTGTGCTACAGTGTCAATAAGTTGTACAACATTAACATGACATTCTGCTAGCACACCTTTGTCTTGTAATTCCTTAGCTGTAATCTGTCCAATAACTGGACCAAGACTTGCATGAATACTTTCAAACTCGAACTTTTCTTTAGGAACTGTACCGGTTAGTCCCCAGCGAATAGGAGCGTTACGAAGATTGCGTGTGAGTAGATTTTTAAGAACTTCTGCCTTTGCTTGGTGTACTTCGTCAACAATAATGGTGTTTACACCCTCTAAAAACTCAGCAAGACTTAGTACTGCCGCGCCGTCCTTATGACGCTTGTCAAGAATGTTTAAACTTTGCCAAGTGCAAATAGTGTGTGTTTTTCCTAGTTGTTTTCTGTCACCGAAATAAACACCTACGTCAAGTCCGCAGTTAATATAATCCTCTTCGGTTTGTTCGACCAAGCTCTTGTTAGGTACAATGACAAGACTGCGACCATATGGTTCGCTAATATGGCTTAGTGTTGCTGTGGTAATAGTTTTACCTGCACCAGTAGCAATCTGTTGTAGGCTTTGTGGATTGGCAATAAAGTTGTTGATTGCTTCGACCTGATAGTCGCGAAGCATAATAAGTTCGCCTTCGGCTGGATGACCTTTTGGCCAACGCACGCCTTGGTCAGCCCAATAAGTTTCTGTAACTGGCGTAAGGTTTATTTGTACCGGTACACGACGGTCTTCAATGTCTGTGATATGAACGTTGTTCTTTTGTAAAATGTCAGAAATAACATCTAGATGATTAATGTATCCTGTGCCGCCGATTCCAAAAAATGCAACTTTGCCATCCCATCTACCCAGTTGATACTGAGGCATGTGCTTTGCGTAAGGTATCTCAAATTTAAGTGCGTTCGACAGTTTACGTCTTACGTCGACATCTAGCCCTTCGAATTTGATGTTTACTTCGTCTTCGATTATCAGCTTACAAGTTGCCATAGTACGATGCGTCCTTCATCAAACTTAATTCTTTGTCATGATACATAATTAGATCACAATAATCTTTAATATATATGTTTACTGTAGTATTAGAACGATAGCTGGTTAGTCCTAACGCAGTTATAGGACGCCATGCAGTTTTCAACAACAGCTTAGGTAATTTTGCTTTTTTAATATACACTATCTGTGTATTGTCGTCGAGCCAATTGTTTAACTTTTTTTCTCTAACAAACTCATTGAATTCGTTCTGAGAAGAATTACCTTCAACTCTAAACAATACAGTTTGATTTTCACTAGGCACAATTTCTTTTACAGCATTGTGAAAAACTGTCAATTGATCAAGACAGTTGACTTCATCTAGCAATACAAGTAATGGAAATCTGTCTAGATCTGACAAACATAGAACAACATCATTTATGCTATACTGATTAGGCGGTATTGCTATTTCCGCCGAAGGTCTGTGTACCACGTTGTGCAAAAGTCTATAATTTGACACATCAGGAATTTCTATGTTGTCAAGTACTAACCCAAATCGTTTTCTTCTGTCAAACAGTTTTAAATCAGTTACACAATTGTTTAAGTTATCAACAATGCTTGTAATTGCATGATCCGAAATATTAATAAAATTATGATTTTTGTAAGTCGGAATGTAATCGTACTTGTTAGTTGAACAAATCATAATTTCGTTATAATATTCTAGCAGCTCGTTATCGATAACAAACTGTTTATTAATAAAAGATTCCACAACTTCTTTAACTACTGGCTCGGTTAGTTTAAACTGGTGAACATGTGTGCCTTTAGCATGAGAGTAAATAGATCTAAACTTGTTAGCAATTTTTTCAATTGTAACAATATTCTTTTTACTAAATGGAAATCTTACTTCTATAAATTTTTTATCTAGTGAGATTTTAACATACTGCTCACGATTTATTTCTCTTATCGAAGAACGTAGATGTTCTACTACTTGATCAACACTTACGTTGATTTGTTCGAACTCTTCGGCATAGTTTTTTAACTTTTCTTTACATAGTGCATATTGTCTATCAGTTAACGCTATACCTCTATACACTTGTCTAGAAATACTAGACAGTATATCTTTATCTTCTGTGTTAACAGTAAAGTGAGGTAGTGCTGCACTTTTGTCCACGTGCATTACGTACTCTAGCAAATCTTCGATTGTTTTCATAGTTATATTAATAACATATTACAATTTTAAAGTCAAGTATTTCAACGGGATACCTTGAGAAATTTCCGCAATTGTCCATTCTGTATATGCGTAATCATTTAACCATTGTTGCCTATCTGGCAAATGAGGATTGTCTACCATTAACAAATGCGGACATGCTACATCAAACGCTAAACTATATGGACTAACAAACGCAGGTACACCATTGATAATACTGTGTATTCCTGGATTACTACTCCAGCTTACAGTGTATTTTACATTAGCAAAGTTCATATCGAAGTCGTCGTATGTTCCCGATATCTGCTTTGGTTCTTGCCTATAAACATTCTTGTATTGACGTTCAATGTCTGAAAGTCTGCATCTCGGATGCGGTCGAAATATAATAGGATAGTTGTAATGCATTTGCAACTGTTCAATTGTATCCATTACCCACTTGCTCATAGGTGGCATGCCTTGCCACTGTAAACTTTTATCATGCTGTCCACAAATTAAAATATACTCACCATCTTGCTGCCAGGGTTTTAATTCTAATCCTAATTTGCGACTGCGTAGATCATCCATGCCACTAGGCCCAAAATAAGCATTCCTATTAATTCCATTTAACCCTATCTTCCATGTTGTTCCGCGCTTAATGCCACCAACTTCCAGCACAACAGTTGGCTTTCCGGTTATTTTGTTTTTTTCCCAAATGCCTCTGTTCGGAGCCATTCTGCCATGAAACAATACGCTCCATATAACATCTACATCGCTATCAGTAGTATTATCTGTGCATGTGAATCCTAACGATTGGGCACCTTTTCTAAATGCATCAAATACAGGAGACGAGTTAAGTGCTCCATATTGTGTCCATAAACTAAACTTCATTGTTAAATATTCCTATAATATATTTAACGAGGACTTGCACGTGGTAAAAATTTCTGTAGTATCGACATTTCATAAACCTGTTCTAGAATTGTATGGACAACGTTTTTTGGATAGCTTTAGTAAAAATATAGATACAAAAATCGAACTGTTCTTGTATGCAGAAGATTGCACCCCTGTAGTCAACGACACTCGTGTATTTGTGCTAGACCAGAAAAAAGAACTTCCTAAACTAGTTGCATTTAAAGAACGATGGAAAAATGTTCCTAAAGCCAACGGAATGTGTCCACCGGAAATTAAAGTGCGTAGACCTAAAGATTGGAATAAAGAATTTAAATGGGACGCAGTACGATTTGCAAATAAAACTTATGCAGTGTTTGATGCTGCACGTCGTTGTAACAGTGACTGGCTGATTTGGTTAGATGCAGATACATATGTACATTCACACGTAACTAACGAAAATCTAGAACAGTTTACTCCTAACAACAGTTGGTTAAGTTATTTGGGTAGAGGCAAAAAATGGCCTGAATGTGGATTTTACGGAATCAATTTAAAGAGTGCAGAAGGTCAAGAATTTTTAAAAGAGTTTGAACGGGTATACGAAGATGCCGAAAACGGTATATTTAAAATGGAAGAGTGGCATGACAGTTTTGTGTTTTTTGAAGTTTTAAAGAAAATGCAAAAACAATTTCCAAGCTCGTCAGTTTATAATATAAGCGGCAATTTAGTTAACGGCGAAGGACATCCTATGATTAATAGCGACTTAGGAAAATACTTTGATCACTTAAAAGGTGACAGAAAAACTACCGGAAAAAGTAATAAACCTAAAGATTTAATTGTAAAAAGAACTGAAAATTATTGGCAATAATTTCTCATATGGCGCCAGCAGCTACCGTCTTCTAATTCACTAAACTTCCAGTGAAACATACTAATTCGTTCAAGCCAACGTTGCCTGTCAAATGTAACAGGTGATTCTATATATTTAAAATCATCATTAGAAACTTCTTTGCACTGACTTTTTTGTGGATCAGTTAAAAAACAATTATAACCTTTTATTATCGGACCAACTACTGCACTGCTGTTGTGATTAACAACACACCACGCATTATCTAGATCTTGTTCTAATGGTTTGTCAAATGCACTTATTGTTACGTTTTTAAAATTTTTAATTTTGGTAAATTTAGGATGCAAATACTTTGATGCGTTTTTGTCTCCTGGATGAGCTCTTATTACAATAGGTCTGTCACTGTTATATCTTATTTTTTTAATTGTATCTAACGCCCATTGTTGTACGTCTGTACCTGTCATGCTCCATCCGCCGTTGCGCTGAAGCATTAGTAAGATATGAGATCCGTGTGTCTTGTTATCTTCTAATACAATTCTTGTATCTTTACTAATCTGCTGCCATCGAGTTGGGTCAATGTCTTGATCACAATAGATACCAGTGTTTGGAAAGATTCCATTAAAACTATATCTTAAATAACCATGGGGATTTATTTTATCGTTATATAAAAATAAATTTGCATCTGCACACACAACATGTTTTCCGCTTGAAACTTGTGTGTGTATTATATTGTTTCTTAATTTTAGATGTGCAGAACTTATATCGTTATGCACCCAGCCTTGTATCACTGCAACTTCAGAATCTTCTAGTTGATCCGTATTATTAATTTTTCCAACATCGCCGACTTTATCTACACCTTTGATAAATTTAAAAAGCAAATCGGTTTTTTGTTTGTTGTTATTTTTTGCCGGAACAGTTTTTAAATAACTAACTACCTTCATTTAATATGCTCCATGCAAATCCGTTTAGCATTTCATTAGAAGTAAACTGGCAATAAGACAAGTGTGCTGCAAATCTGACAGTTTCTTGTTTGGTAGGCAAATATAAATTGTTAATGTCTTTAAGAGCAGTGTTGCACAAAACAGAAGCAGCATTTGGTGCTAATGCGATAGCCGGTACACTGTAGAGCAACGCTTCTGTAGCTGCAATGCTGTTAAATGTAACCAAACAGTATGCATCATCTAACGCATCCCAAATTGTATTAGTTGTAACCCGTTCGGAACGATTTGGTTTGAGTCTTACTTCAATTGGTCGATTAGTATGTGTCTTGATCTCGTCAACTGTTTCAGCTAACCAAGTATCTAAATCTTTTTCATAAAACTTCATTACTTTGTCAGATGGCGGACATATTAAAATTTTATTGCCTGTTTGACCGTTTCTGTTTTTGTATTGCCAATTTAATTTTTTTAATCTATCAAGGCCTCTGTCTTTTATTGGTCCTAAATTTTGCAGTGCATTTTTAGTAATACGATGATAGTCCTTTTTTGTACCGGGCTGAATATATCCAGAGTCGATAGCATAAAAATCTATTTTATTTCTTAAACAATATTTTATGGCTTTTTGACCGCCGCCGCCCAGCCCCCGAATTACCAGTGTGTCAGTAGTGCCGTTTTTTAACACAAAGTCACTTATGCTTCCACCAGAACCCATTATAAATGATTGCAAGTAAGGATCGTATTTTAATCCTTTAGCTTCGTAGTTAAATCCGTCGGATGCAATTGCTGCAATTTTTATTCCCATGAATGCACTAACTTCTTTCTTTAATTCTGTGTCGTCATAAATCTTATGTTCAGGGTCGACTAATGTATTTAAGTATAGCTTTAATATAGATTTTACATTCTTTGTAAACGGTAAATCATCAATTGTTTTGGGTCGTTCTAATTCTCTTGTGAGGTTTTTTTTTGAACTTCTAAATTATTTTGTAAGTATGTTCTTTCAACTTGATACCAATCACTTGAGTATTCGCAACTTTTGTAATCATCAAACCAAGGTCCGCCTTCGGTGTAATGAATAAGTTTCGGCTTACCATCTTTGGGTTCGGTGTACCATCCTACTAGCCAATTCCATTCGTGACTGATCTTACCTATATGTTTGTCGTGAACCCAACTAAATCTGTGAAAATACGCACCCGTCTTTGCCTCGTTATTAATAAGTGTAGGTGTTAATAGTTTGTTACTAGGATGTTCGCAGTTGATTAACATCATACTTGACCAGTTTTTTCTTGGATACAACGTTTGTCGCTGCCCGTCCATTTTGGTAACTTCTGTTGGTATATAATTATGTTGGGCACACATAATAGCATACTTGTCGTCAATCTGATCAAACAACTCTTTTATATCAGCAACTGCTAAAAAGTCGCAATCTATAAACAGCGCCCAACCGGTGTAGTTATTAAGATATGGAATAAGAAATCTTGTGAACGTAAACTCTGTGCTTGCAAGTTTATCAACTGGACGAGTGTAAATGCCTTGTTTTCTAAGTTTGTTTTGTTCTATTGGAACGATCTCGACTGGTACAGAAGCGTGTTGTTCGATACTTAACTTTGCAATTTGATATGCAATGTCTTCTCTACTATCCCATCCGATATAGATCTTTAATGGTTTAATCTCGTCGCTCAATGTCATTCTCCGTTAATTCTTTGCCCAGCCACACTTCAATTACTTTGGCAGTTTCGTTTCCGATATTTATAGCCTTGTGCCAGTATGCAGTCGGTATGTCTATACTGTCTCCTGGTATTAGTGTCTGTTGAGTCTTTCTACCCTGTCTGTCTTCAAGTACCATTACAATTACTCCGCTAACAACATGCCAGTGTTCGGATCTTTTAAAATGTCGTTGATCGCTTAATGCTTTTCCTTTTTGAAAACTCAGCTCTTTTACTTGCCATTCGCCGTTGCTATCAAGTACTTTGTAAGATCCCCAAGATCTTTCAGTCTCTGGTTTTTCCCAGTTTTTTAAAATCCAACTGCTTGAATTCTTCTTATCATTGCCGCCGACTTCCCAGGCAAATTTAACTCTTGGGTGAGTTCCGTATTTGATAAATTCTGGTATATTTCCAGCATTGCGATCACCGCCGTTGGCAACAATAATTTTTGCGTTAGGATTAGAATCTAAGATATACTCGATGCATTTATTACTACTACCTAGTTCGTCATCATCAAAAGATAAAACCAAGTCTACTACCTTTAGATTACTCACGATGTTTGCTCGTTCTTCAAATGGCATAAACGGTCTGCCTTTTTTGTTAACAAGCCAGCTGTCACTGTTTACACCTACCCATAGTTCATCGCCGAGCTTTTTAGCTTCGTTAAAATAAGCAATATGTCCGCTGTGGATAGGATCAAATCCTCCGGTTACTAATACTATTGTTTTCATAAAGTTATTTAATAATTACCAGCCAAAAATATAGTCTTTTCTGATATTGGTAATTTCTTTTGCACCTTGAGTTTTTAAATAAGTACCTGCGCAGTATTCTGTATCAGGATGTTGTTCAACAATAATTATAGGCTTGTATTTTAAAATAGTTTCGATGCCACCTTTTAATACTTCTAATTCGTATCGTTCACAATCAATTTTAAGAAGTCCAAACTTGGGTAAATTCAAGTCATCTAAACGTTTTATGTCGATAGATCCGTAGCCTGTTTCGCTAACATAACTACTACCAGTGTTTTCGGCATCATAAATCATTTCTACTTTATTGGTTATGTTGCCCAGCGCATGTTTATGTATTTCAATGTTTAACCCTTCAACATTACGCTCTAAACAACTATATACTTGCTCCAATGGCTCAAATGCAATAACGTGATTAAACACTTTTGTTAAAGGTTTTGACCATAATCCAACATTGGCGCCCACATCAACTACTATATTAAAATCAGTTACATACTTATATGCTTCGTCTCTAACATCATCTTGGTATTCAGGAGGTCCACCGTTTTTAACACGCTTGGCAATCAGTCTTTCAAAATGGCTGTCAGTGTCTGGCATCCAATAGTCGTAAACTTTTTTCATATCGAAGCGTCCTCCATACCGGCAACTCGTAACTTTACGATGTTGGTTAATTGCCATTGTTTTTGATCTAATGCTTTAAGAACGCCTAGCCATTTATTGCGCACTAATGCAAATTCATTAATAATTTTTTCATAGTCGACTACATCTGCTTCGCCGTCTACATATTTTTCAACATCGCGACTGCTTAATGCACGTTGATAATTTTCAAGATATTTCTTAAAAAAGCTGCTGCGCAATCTACGTAATTCAATGTTCAAATACTCGAGAATAGCTTCTAACTCTTGCAGTTGATTAAATCGGTGTTCTACGATACCAGGCATATTAGCGGCAGCTTTTTCAATACTGCCGCTAATTTGTACTTCGTTACGAGCTGACACAAGTTCGTCTTGAAAGTATTGTATTGCTTCCGGAATTTGAGAGATATCTCTTGATACTCTACTATACCATCCCATTAGTCGTCCTCTTCGTCGTTATACTCAGAATCTAAATCTAAATAATAATTGATAGCATTATCGAGATATTTGTCTGTACCCGATACTTCTTTAAATGTAATATCGTCTACACCATAATCTGCTAGCAAGTCGACAAACTTTTCTGCTGCTAGCTCGACATGTTTTTTGTCCAAGTACTCTTTAAAAAGATTCCAAATGTCTGCAATTTGGCTTTCATCCATTACAACTACTCCTCGATGGTATCCACAACTTCTTCGTTTGTGTTCTCGATATTTACCTCGACTTGCTTTTTATTGGGTAAATCCGACATTACCATTTCGAGTAGTTCTCCTGTCCAGTTTTTACGATACTCCAAAGTTTCAATACCTTCGCTGTCAGTGTATTTGTAACGGTTTCCTTGTTTCTCAAGAACACCCCATTTTTCAAACATGTCAAACAATCCACTGTAAGGATCCATGCCAGTCTCATATGGAATTTTTACTTGTACACCTTCAAACGGTTTTGCATAACGTGTTTTCATCACTTTACATGCAGCACGAATACCGTTTACTTCACTTGTCTTGTTGCCATCTTCGTCTTCTTTAAGCTTCAACTTCTTCATTGCTACTACCATCGACGATGCGTACACAAACCCCGAACCTCCTGAAATTTTATCATCAGGATCAAACATATCTTGCGATGCATAAGTGTGGTTAGTAACAACCATACCCACATTGTATGAACCAAACATGTTAACACAGTTAGTCACAAGTGCTTTAAGTGCTTTAGCCTTACGACCCATGTCACCTTTCATGTCACCTGCTTCGAACTGGTTGACTTCAGTAGGAGTCATAAGCATACCAAGACTGTCAATGACAAACAGCACCTTGGGACGATCTGCTTCATTCATGCTGCGATAATCGTCCATGAATGTTGAGATAGTTTTAGCAACATCATCGATCATTGCCATGTTGAGTTTGAGGATTTTTTCTTCGTTAGTATCAACGCCTAGTGCTTGCAGCCAACTTTCGTCAAGTGCGTTTTCCGAGTCAATAAGAACAACAAAAATACCCTGTTCTTGTGCGTGTTTTACAATATTGCCAGACACAATGTAAGACTTACCTGCACCCGACTCACCGGCAAACACACTTACTTTGCCTAGCGGAATACCTTTTTTAAAGTCACCACTAAGCAAGTAATTAAGAGCATAGTTACCAGTGCTGATCCAATCAGTTGGGTCGTTAAACCCTGCACTCATTCCTTTGATACTCTTTGTTAGCGAGTTTCGGAATTTGCTTGGATCAAATGCCTTTGTTGCCATGCTTATTCGAGCTCCATTCCGTTGTATTCTTTAATGAGTGCAAACAGTTCGTCTTCTGACGCACACATCACTTTTACTGATTTCCAGTCATCTTTTTTATCACGACCGTTGATTTCTACCATCCATCCGTTATCGTAACGGTTAACAGAGATGTTATCATTTACTTTAACTAGCTTGTTAATTTTTGCCATTTGTTTATCTCCTAATATAAAAAGCAATAACGGTTATAGGCGTGCTTTGAACACGCCTATAATATTGTTTTTACCCGTTCTGACGAGCACGAATTTTTGCAAGAATATCTTGTGCGCCAGTAGATGCTGTATTAGTTACAGGTGCAGGCTTAGACACAGGTGCTGCGGCTCTAGCTGCTTCTTCATTTGATTTAAAACCAATGTCATCATCTTCGTCATTTACAATGGTTTTAGACGATGCAACAGGATCTCCAGTACGAGCTGCCATGCCGCTAGGACGGAAATATTGGCTCCAACGATCTGCATCGTATGCTTCACCGTCAACTGAAGCTTCAAACATTTCTTTAATGACTTTAAGCTCAACATCTGTGGGCTTCTTAGGAAGGAAGTCACTGAGGTTATACAGTCCAAACTCGTTAATTGCTTTCATTTCCGAATCCGACAACGGACGGTCACGACGAGCCCAGTTGCTTGCACCATAGTCTGCATAGCCACCTTTAGACCCTTTGTTAAGACGGAAGTCAACACCAGCAGTGTAATCTGTTGGTAGTTCTTCCATGTCAGGATCCATAAGTGCTGCTTTAATAAGCTGGAAGATTTGAGGACCGATGATAAAACGTCGAATCGGATTATCCGGCGTAGTATCTTCTTTGATCGGATTGTCAGATACAAATCCTTGGAAGAGGTAACTACGCTTTTTCCAATACTTGCGTCCTAGATCTTCAAGAGTAGGATCTTTAAACCACGGACGAACTTCGGTAAGAATTGGGCAAGATTCGCCATACATTTCCATGCACGGAACTTGTACTTGAACAGGACGTGACTCGGTTTCTCCTTTTACTCCTGCAAAAGGAAGTTTAATCATTGCACGTTCTACCCAAAAGAAGTCGTTTGAAGTATTGCCATCTGGAAGAAAACGAATGGTTGCAGTTTGGCCTTCTGCCATGTTCCAGAATGGATAAATTGCGTTGTCGCCGCCGGTGTTTTGATTATTACCGCTAGAACGTGTTTCCTGTTCTTTAAGTTTCGCGCGGATTTCTGCTAATGATGCCATAGTATTGCCTCCTTGTTATTGCCTATGCATTTGTGCCTTTAATGTGTAGCACAGTTACTAAACTACACAATATTATTTATCTTGTCAAGTATTTTTTTTAATATTATTAAGGTGTTAGCGAATCATAGACCCGCTAACTGTTTTATAATTTCTGTTTGTGGATAACGAGAATTTAATGTTTCTTGTGCGTTACGTTTAGCAACAGTTGCCTCAACTTTTTGAATAAATTTAGCAGCCGGCTTTACATATTGTGTACCGTAATCTTTTTCTACCATAGTAAGAACTGCTGTTGGGCCTTTTGGAAATGTTCCGTTTTCTCTGTCAAAGTAAGACAGAATGAACTCTCCAAGTGGTGTCTTTGGCTTTTCTTGAGACATGCTCATTGGTGCTGTCATGGTGCTAGATGGGGTATCTGCGTTATCTTTCATTGACTCTGGCTCATCTATATATTGGAAGTTTAGTTGTTTTAATGTTCCCGAATCGCCTGCGTCAATGTATGCGCCTAATCTTTTTAAGTGATATGCTGCGTCTTCGTCGCCTTGTTGTGCTGCTTGTTGTAGAGCTTGTCCTAATGGTGTATTTGTCGGATCTGTCATCTTCATTGCGCCTAATCCGGTTAGTCCTAACAATGCAAGCATTGCTAATTTGCTTTTGAAACCTTCACCAACATCTGCTTCGCGGCCTGCTTGTGCATTCATTTCAATCCACTGCATTAGCGGATATAATGTGTTTACAATCTCGTTACCAAACGCTGCGTTTTTGCCACTGCCTGGTTCACGCTCCATACTTTTAGCTTTCTTACGCAATTCTATTACAGGTCTGATAACTTGTTGGAATTTAGGATTACTAGTGTCGGCATTGGCGTCTAGCCATGAAATAACGTCGTAAACATCATTGGCATATTCGCCTGCAAGATTACCATCGTATGTACCTTGACCTCTTTCAATACTTTTGCCTATCATGCGTAGATTGCCTAGTACTGCTATAGCGTCTTTGCTTGTGTTAATATATGCTTCTTCTAACTCTGCTTCGCTAACTTTTACACAGTTATCTACACGCTTGCCACCTTTCATTTTGGTGCCCATACGCTTGTAGCCTTTCCAGCATACTTTGCCGTCAACACCTTTTTGCTTTTCTTCGCTGAGTGTACGCCAACTTGGATTGCCACAATCTTCACACACATGATCACTAAACTGACCCATTGTGTCTTCAAACGCTTGTTCTAGTTCAAACTCTTCTTTGGTTTTCTTTTCTGCTTTGCTGTACTTGTCTTTTAGACGGCCTAGTTCTTCTTGACTTGCACCTTCACGACCTGCTTGAGCAGCTTTCTTCATGTATTCTTTGCCGTGCTTTTTGACACCTGTATAATACTGTAAACCGGATTCATCTATT